TATGGAAGAAAACCAATCTCGCTGGTCCTCAGTTAATGTAAACTTAAACCACAATGAAAAGGAAAATCAAATGAATAAAATTGAACGCAGAGTCAAAAATGATGTTGATTTTGAATTAAGACTTTTAACCACAGAGTCAGATGGAATGCAGTTCTCAGGATACGCAGCAGTTTTTGACAGCGACTCAGAACCACTACCTTTCATTGAAAGAATTATGCCTGGTGCTTTCAAACGTTCACTCAAAGCACGCAACGAAGTTAAACTTTTTAAGAATCACAATATGGATGAAGTTTTAGCATCCACACGTTCAAAAACTTTAAGACTCACAGAAGATTCAAAGGGTTTATTAGCTGAAGCCACATTGCCTGACACAACCGCTGGTCGTGACTTGGCTGTGCTTATGGAACGTGGAGATGTTCACTCAATGTCTTTTGGTTTCTCCGTACCACCTAAAGGTGACGTCTTTTCAAGTGATGGAATGACAAGACAGTTGAAAGAGATTCGTTTACACGAAGTTTCAATTGTTACAGGTTTTCCAGCTTACACAGCAACAACAGCCTCAGTAAGAAGTTTAGATATTCTTGCAACAAGAACCAATGTTGATATTGATGCTTTGGCTGATGCAATGGTAAAACTTGAAGCAGGCGAACAATTACAAAACTCTGACGCTGATTTATTGCAAGAAGTTGTTAGCAAGCTAAGAGAAAACACTCCATCAACAGATGATCTGTTAGACCTGAAGCGTAAGCATCTAGACCTACTATTCAAGGCGGTATAACAAATGGAAAAAGATAAAATAAAAGACGCAATCCTTAAAACAGCAGGTTATCCACAATCAGGTGTTATCGCTGAAATGGCTGATGCAATCGCTGAAGCAATTGCTAATCTTGACAAACCAATGGAAACAAAAAAATTTGAACCAGTTCAAGAAACCAGAATCACAGAAATAAAAGAGACACGTTAAATCTTTGTTAGACTAATAGTGGTTGCGTGGAAGCCACCACCATTTTTACTGTCGAGTGAGCCTCGCAGATACACAATATCAAAAACAATTATATAAGGAGTATTCGTGGAATACATTAAACAACAACACGAAGCACGTCAAAAGTCTTGGCACGAAGCCAAAGAACTTCTTGATAATGCTGCGTCAGAAAAACGCGATCTAACAGCAGAAGAAAACGAAAAATATGATCGTATCTCCGCTGATCTAGATTCACGCGCAAAAGTGATCGAAACCTTAAAAGCAGATGCAGATCGCGAAGTTCGCGCTGTTGAAGCAATGAGAGGTATGGAAAACCAAGCAAGACCAGTTGAAGAACTAGCAAAAGAAAAAAATGATGCAGATGCCATCCGTGCTTTAGCACGCGGTGAAATCCGTTCATACAATTTCGAAAAACGCGACATAACAAAAGGTTCAACTGGTTCGCCAGTTCCAACCTCTTTCTATGATCAAGTTATTTTGCTTGCTCGTACAGTTGGACCAATGTTGGAAACTTCAACAATTCTGAATACCGCTTCAGGTGAGAATTTACAAATTCCATCACTAAGCACATACAGCGTTGGAACTGTTACAACTGAGGGCAACGCAATTGCTGAAAGCGATCCAGTTTTCAATTCATTCAGAACTTTGTCAGCATATAAATACTCATTCTTGACACAAGTTTCTAGAGAATTAGTTGAAGATGCAGGAATTGACATTTTGTCATTTCTTGCTGTTCAAACAGGAAATGCTCTTGGATTTGCAATCAATGAGGGATTGACAACAGGTACAGGAACAGTTCAGCCAAACGGAATTGTTACTCGTGCAGGTTCAGCCTTAACTGGAACTTCGTTGAATCCAACAGCAGATAACTTGATTGATTTGGTTTACTCAGTTGATACAGTAGGTCGCAGACTTCCTGGAACTGGTTTCCAAATGAACGCAACTTCAATTGCAAACGTTCGTAAGTTGAAAGATGGTCAAGGACAGTTCTTGTTTACACCAGCACTTTCAGCAGATACAAACGACTTGTTACTTGGTTATTCAATATTCGAAAACCCAGCAATGGCAACAGCAGCATCAGCCGTTAAACCTGTGATTTTCGGAAATCTACCAAGTTACTATGTTCGTTCAGTTGGTGGAATTAAATTAGATCGTTCTGATGATTTTGCATTCAGCAATGATTTAATTACATTCCGTGCAACAGCAAGATATGACGGAGACCTAATTCAAACAAGTCACGTCAAATTCTTTAAGTCAAGCAACTCCTAAACCGAGTTTTTGATTTAGTAAAAGTTCTGGGACACGGAGCGCAGGCCGTGTCCTAGACATAACTCGTCTCCTATCTGTAATAAGGTAGGAGACAACCTGCGAACATATGGAGTTCTTGCGTGAATCGTGAACAAAGAAGATCATTAGAAAAACAAAACAAAAATTCAAAAGTACAAACTCTTGTACAACACCCAAGACGCATTCTTTGGGTTTCCAATAGCCCCTGGGCCGCTACTGGATATGGAACTCAGAGCGCACAAGTAACCACAAGACTTAAAGCTAATGGTGATGAAGTCGCTATTGCAGCAAATTATGGTTTAGAAGCAGCATCAACTGTTTGGAACAGTCCAGCAGGCGGGATTCCTGTTTATCCTCGCGGAAATGAAACTTGGTCTAATGATGTAATTCCTGCTCATATGTACGATTGGGCTTCAAGAGATAAAGATGCAGAACATTTATTGATGACCCTTTTTGACGTCTGGGTTTTTCGTGGCGATAAGTGGAAAGAGTTTCCTGTTGCTTCTTGGACTCCTATTGATCACACACCAGCACCACCTGAAGTTGCAGCTTGGTGCAGACTCCCAAATGTTTACCCAATTGCTATGAGCAAGTTTGGTAAATCAATGTTAGAAAATGTTGGTATCGAATCTTGGTATGTGCCGCACGCAATTGAATCTGTTTTCAAACCAACCAAAACTTTTAAGACTATTGATGGTGATGAGATGACTGGTCGCGAATTTATTGGTGTAAGCGAAGATAAATTTATTGTTGGGATGAATGCAGCTAACAAAGGCGTGATGCCTAACAGAAAAGCGTTTGGGGAAAATCTTTTAGCCTTTTCAATGTTTGCACAAAAATATGATGACGCTGTTTTGTATATACACACAGAGGCATCTGGTTCTCTTGGTGGAATTAAGTTGAATGATTTGATTTTGTCTTGTGGGATTGATCCTAAGAAAGTTATTTTTCCTGACCCTTATTTGTTACGCACAGGAATCAGCCAAAATATTTTGGCAACAATTTACACGGCAATGGATATTTTGCTTGCAACAAGTTATGGAGAGGGCTTCGGTGTTCCTACCATTGAAAGTCTTGCTTGTGGTACACCTGTAATTGTTTCTAATTTTGCCGCATCTGCTGAACTGTGCGGTGATGGTTATTTGATTGGTGGGCAACCTCTTTGGAATGCACCTCAAAAGGCTTGGTTTCATTTACCATCTGTCCCAGAAATTATTGATGCACTAGAACAGGCGTATAACAAAGGCAGAGTTAAAAGTGAAAAGGCTGTGGATTTTGCAAAACAATATAACGCTGATTTTGTTTTTGAAACACAATGGAAACCAACGTTGGATAGTATTTTGCAAAGAGTGGCTTCAGATGGGTCTAGGAACGCCTTAAACGGCAAAATTTAGCGTTTTACATAAGAGGAGAACCTGTTTTGATACCAGCAATGATTGTTCCTGTTTTAACCAGATATGACCTTTTAGACCGAATGATCAAATCAATAAATTACCCAATCAAGGACTTGGTGATTGTTGATAATGGAGCTAAGCAACAAGACTGGTCTCCAACCTGGAATCAATGGGTGTCAAAAGTTTGGCATCTTAAATTTCCCTCAAATCTGGGTGTTCCTGGTTCTTGGAATCTTGGAATCAAATCTTTACCTTTTGCTGATTATTGGTTGGTAACAAATTTTGATGTTGAGTGGGGTGGGGATTCCTTGAAAATGTTTCAAGAACTTTCAAGAAAAGATAAGTTAATTTTATCCAATGGCTCACCTGCTTGGTGTGCTTTTTCTTTAGGTTGGGAAGTTGTGGAAAAGGTTGGTCTGTTTGATGAATCTTTTGTTCCTGCATATTTTGAGGACAATGATTATCAAAGAAGATGCGAGAACCAAAATGTAGAAGTTTTAAGTTCTTTCATTCCCTTGGCTCACGACAACTCCTCAACATTAAAAGCAGGATTCCAAAAAGAAAATAATTTATCTTTTGAAGCCAATTCACAATATAACGAATACAAAATTAAAACAAAGGATTTTACTGAGGGAAGATGGTCAATTAAGCGTAGGAGACAGTTGAGTTGGGATTAAAAGTTTATACTGGTGGAACTTTTGATTTGTTTCATCCTGGACACGTTAATTTTTTGAAGCGGTGTCATCAGATTGCTGGTGTGGATGGTCAGGTTGTTGTGGCTTTGAATACTGATGAGTTTATTTATGATTACAAAAAGAAGAAACCTGTTTTGACTTTTGATCAGAGGAAAGATGTTTTAGAGTCCTGTAAATACGTTGGCCAAGTTGTTGCAAACGTGGGTGGTTCAGATTCCAAAAAAACTATTGAAATGGTTGAGTTGGTTGATGTGATTGCCATTGGTTCTGATTGGGCTAGGAAAGATTATTATGCTCAGATGGAGTTTGACCAAGATTGGTTAGATGAAAAAAATATTAGTTTGATTTACATTCCATACACCAAGGGCATCTCAAGCACATTTATTAAAGGCAATTTGTGATTGTTGTTGCAACAACTCCTGGAAGGGAGAATTGGTTAAAACAATGCTTGGAGTCTATTGAAAGACCAGTTATGGTTTTATCGGATTTCACGTTTGAACTGGGTAAAATTAAGTGGGTGTTTGATAACACAAAAATTCAGAGGTTTATGTTTTTGCAGGATTCGGTTGTAATCAAAAATCAAAAAATCTTTGAACTTTTGGATGAAGATAAAGGGTCAATCGCTCTGACTAATGATCCTTGTATGTATGGGATGTATTTGGGTGTTTATGAAAAAAATACTTTAGAGATGATTGATATTCCTCTTCCAAAATCAAAAGATGAATCTATCTCATTAGAACTTTCTTGGACTGAAAGCTACTGTCGAGCCGCAAGAAACGTGCGCTTGGCTTTCACAGATTTGACTGATTCAAGAGCGAAAAGAAAAGAAGTTCTTTTTGGCAGGGAGAATCTTGTTTTGGAGAATGAGTTTTTAATTAAATACAAAGGAAACTGGGGTCAGGTTTAGTACACTAAACTAAGACTTAGAACTTAGGAGTTATTTTGGCAATTACAAACGGATACGCCTCTTTAGCAGAGGTGAAAGCCGCGCTTCGTATAACAGATTCAATTGATGATTCTTTATTGGATATGGCTGTTGAATCAGCCTCAAGACTTATAGACGGATTTGCGGCAAGACAATTTTATTCATCAGGCTCAGCAGTTAGATATTTTGTTGCTCAAGACGATTTTGTTGTTGAGGTTGATGATTTAGTAAACGGAACAGTTGTGATTCAAACAGCGCAGGATGCTGATGGTGTTTTTGATACAACTTGGGATACAAACGATTATCAACTTGAACCGCTCAATAGCGTTCTTGATGGTATTGCTTGGCCTTTCAATCAAATTCGCGCAGTCGGAGATTATCTCTGGCCTATCAGCGGTGGGGAAGCTTTGATTAAAGTAACTGGAACATTTGGTTGGCCTTACATTCCAATTGCTATTAAGCAAGCAACCATTATTCAAGCATCAAGAATTTACAAACGTTTAGACAGCCCTATGGGAATTGTTGGCTTTGGAGATATGGGCGCAATTAGAGTATCTAATCAACTTGATCCAGATGTAGCTCAACTAGTTATGCCATATAAGAGAATGCGAACATTTGTTTAATGGCCTCACTATCAACTTTAAGAACAGGTTTAGCAACAAGACTTGGAACTATCTCAGGTTTACGAACTTCTGCTTTTATGCCAGACAACCCAAATCCTCCAATCGCAGTTGTTATGCCATCGAGTGTTTCTTATGATGACACTTTCCACAGAGGGATGCAAACATATGTTTTCAATGTTTTGGTTATTGTTGGCAGGGTTGATGAAAGAACCGCTCAATCAAACCTAGATGGCTTTGTTTCGAGCACAGGTGCATCTAGCGTGAAACTTGCAATTGAGGGAGATAAAACTCTTGGTGGCGCAGCATTTGACACCAGGGTTACTGAGATGAGAAATTACGGACAACTATCTATACAAGATATACTTTATCTCACAGGAGAATTTACAGTTCTCGTGTACGCAGACTAGGAGAAATATAAATGGCAAAATTTGCTGCAACAGATTATTTTGTTTCCATCAATGGAACAGACTTTTCTACAAGCCTAAACTCAGTTGAATTAGCTTTAGAAGCTGATGATTTAGAAACAACCGCTTTCGGTCAAGGATTTAGAACCCGAATCGGTGGATTAAAACAAGCATCACTAACACTAAACTTTATGCAAGATTTCGGTGCAGGTTCAGTTGATGCAATACTTTCACCATTGCTTGCAAGCCTTGCAACAGTTGTGATTAAACCAACAAGCGGAACAGTAACCGCAACTAACCCAAGTTACACAATGACAGCATTAGTAACCCAATATTCACCATTCGCATCAAGCGTTGGCGATCTTGCTTCACTATCTGTCACCTTCCCAGTATCAGGAACAGTAACCAGAGCCACCGCTTAAAACAAAAGGAAACAAATGAAAATCAACTTGCGCGTGAAATACAATGATGGTGTTTCAAAAGAAATAGTTTGTTCAGCAAGAGACTTAGTTGCGTTTGAGGAAAAGTACAGCAGGTCAGTTGCAAAACTCGAATCAGAGTTCAAATTAACTGATCTGCTTTTCCT